TCCACTTTCAATCATTTTAACATAATCAGCACCCAAAGCATGAGAACCAATCTTGCTCTCATAATAAAGGCCATAATTATCTTCTTTTAAGACTTGAATCTTTCCAAGTGGTTTACTTGGATCATGGTTAAGTAGATGCTTAATTCTACCTTTACCTTCTGGCCCCCAATCTTGGATTGAACGCTTAAACGCACCTGGCATCATAATGTCACCGTCACTATCTACATTACCAAATGCACTAAAATAGCCAGTTACAATACCTTGCTTTGTATCAACATCCTTGACTTCAAGGTTAAATGATTTGTAATTATATATCATGCTTTTCTTATTGTCTATTTGCTCTAATTTACGAATTGCCCAATTAATGCCAGCATCACCTCCCCAAGCATCCCAAGCCTGGCCGCCACAACCTTCAGAATATGGCACATCTTTGTATTGTTGATGTCTTTTAAAAGATGCCATGCGAGCGATGGTATCACGGCTCAGTTTTTCTTTGTTAGCTAATTGCCTAGCACGAGTCCAGCCAACGTCAGTTAAGCAATCACTTCCATTCTCTTCTTTCCATTTTAAAACACGCTTTGCATTATTGCTAGCGGCTTCTGGGTAATCGTTATACGTTTCTTCTTTAAATATCATTTGTTTTGCTTCACTAACTAAATGACCTTTTGCGTCTGTATTCTCTCTTATCGCTTTTATCTCATCTTCGTTGTTATCATAATGCTCACCAATGCCTAATCTTTTAATTGTCTCCCATTTAAGTTTACCATTGGTAAACTTTACTCGTGATCTTGATATGCCTATTTTATCTGCAACTGCATATACTGGCTCACTATCACTCTCTTGTCTGCGAGTTATAATATATACCTTTTTGCCTTCTTCAATTAATTTCATCGCTTTGTTTTGCCAACGCTCTTGAGTAAGAGTATCATCAAAATCAAAGCTAATTTTATTCATGTCAGCCGCTTTGCTAACACTTTCTTGCGCTAAATACGCCACATATGCACGCTCTGCACTTGCACGAGAAGTGTAAATACACTCACCATCCCCAATTCTATATTTGCCATTTGAACAAGCGTATATCGGCATATTATGGTATTATTCTTGCTTCGTGTAATTTTGGTTTTAGTAGTAAGTTGCCATTTTTATCCCTTCTTGGTATAAATGCAACCGTACATCTGCAATTAATAGTGAATCCTGGGGGCGCACTAATATCTCCTGGTTGCATTGCTGCAACTTGCTCACCATCTTTGCCAGTTTCATTAAATGTCTCGTCATATTTTACTATTACGCCATCAAGTTCAACATGGTCGAACTGATTGCGAGGAATACGTCTAGTCCTATTATCTCTTGCGCTTATCCATTGCTTATCTACATAAAAATCGTGAGAATCAGCCGCCATCATGCTTGCCATATTGCTTGCCCTCATAACTTCCGTTCTCACAATACGTCTTGCTCTAAATGCAGCATAAGCCAATTGCTCATCGCTTTGTATAATTCTTACTATCTCATCAACACTTAATCCTTCTTCAATGCCTTTTTTGACTATTGACAAAAGTTTTGTTTTTGTAGTGCTTGTTATATCACTCACCAAAGCAAAACCTTGAGTCATCAAGAAGTCCATCATTTGTTGTGTCCATTCACGATTGAATCCAAAAGTCATTCCTTTGCGATTTGCTTCGATCTTGATAGCACGATAAACACTATTGCCAAATAATACTGCCGCTTCCTTATATAACGATTCAAAGACCTTTATTAATTCCTTACTCCACAAGTCGAGACCAAGTGATGATCTCGCTGCACCTATCCCATCTCTTTTTAACCTATTACCAAAGTTATTAAATTGTTTGGTAATGGAATTTTTTATCTGATTATAGTATTTAGAGTCAAGTTGCCTCCGCAACCTCTCCACCTTCCGATAGTATTCCCCTCTTTGCTTGGCGTTCATCTAAACACTTTTGTTTATATGCTATCCTCAATGATTGCATCATCCTCTGCTCTACTACGCAATTGCGCTCGCTCTTCAGCTTGGGATATTTCATCATCACTTGTTGCGTTATCTCCTCGTCTGTTGTTTGCGATGTTATCCATTGCATCTCCCATGCCATCTTCAATATTTGAATCTTGTGGTATAGATAAATCCATAATTGCTTGCTCAATAGGAATAAGTCCTTGATTGATATAAGCATAATCAAACGCACCGTTGCGCTCTTGATAGTTCATAGCTATTCTCTTCTCATCAAATGTCAACCAATTGGCATCACGAAGTGAACGAACCATTCTCTCCATATCTTGTTGCATCTCTGGGAGTGCCGTAATATCAAAGTCAATGAATACGTTCTCACCATATCTTGGTACAAGGAATTTATTTAGCTCGTCACGCAGTTGGCAACACTTAGGTATGATCGTATTTGTTATCAAATCACGCATTGCATTTTGATAGTTGTTGTAAGATGATGTATCAACATCAAAAAGAACGGCCGGAAGTCCAAAAACCCTACACCATTGGTGCATACTCATTCTTAAAGTGTTCACCAGCTCCATATCAACACTCGACAAGCCAAAATTCATATAATCCCAAGGAGTTTGCAACACTGCCACCCTTCCCTTGTTATCTACGCCATTTATGTACTCATTAACGGCTCTTTTGATGCTTTCTGCTTGCTCAACGCTAAAATTTGGCACAATATTACCCAATGGGCGAGGTGTTATAGCACCTTTTGCGCCTCCATTGCCAGTCATGGTTGCACTTGCATCTGCAGCATTATTTGACATACGAAGTGTCTTATATGCCGCACGAAGAGGAGATAAACCACGCAAATGAGTTCTTGTTGTTACGTTAAAGTCCGGATTCCACGTTTTCCACATCATCACATTGGCTTTTTCCAAATTAACGCCACCGCCGACCAATAACTTATATCCTAAAATATTATAAACGTCTTTTGGGTCTGGGTAAATGTCCAAATATTGAGTCGGTAAAATATTTAACTCACTAAACATTCCTCCCATTGTACCGTCATTGCCGTAAACATTTCCCTCACCACTCAAAAAATGATAACCGAATAAATTTTCAAAGAACTGATCTTGCGCTTGGTAAGAGTTTGGTCTCTCCAATAATCTAGCAAGTGGTGATCCCATCACAATATTCTCACTATATGCGTTCTTGCGCTCAATAATTGCACGCTCATAAGCACCTGGATTTGTGATGCCCTTAGATAGTTGCTTGTAACGCATAAGAGAAGTGCGAGCCTTCTCTCCTGGATTCATCTCATACACATACCAAGGAATTGAAGCCGCTTTGCGAGCAAGGAAACTCACGATAGAATATACATCTGCATTGCCCAAATATCCTTCGTTGATATATGAGATGCCGGTATAATTTTGTACCGCCGCACTATTAGTGCCAACCATTGCTACACTTGTAGTCGGATATGGATTGATACCTTTTTTCTTGAATATGTCAAATAAACCCATTGTTATTATATTGCTCCCCAGGTTACACTAGGAATTGTTAATTTAGAAAATATTGCATATCTCATCGCATCTAAAGCGTGGTCATTAAATTTTACCGGTTGATCAAGTTTGTTGCCATTGCGATCCGTTTTCCAACGGTAATTTTTTATCTCTTTAAGTAAGTTGATTGAATCTTGATGTATGAACAAAGGAGTTGCCTTTACGGTACGAATACCTTCGGTCACATCCTTATTGGCCGGCTTTGCATTTAGTCCTTGGCGTACCAATTCTTCAATTGTTTTTGGCTCTGCGGCATCGCAGTAAATCTCATCATACCTATCTAGTCCCAAAGCTACAATTTTTTCTACTAAATCATTTGTAGTAAGTCTTGTGTCATAAATAAGCTCCTTAACATACACCCCACCTTCGTGAAATACGCATTTAATAAGTGAACTTGGTACATTGAATCCAAAGTCACAACCATAGACCGTTTCACCAGTTGGCATTTGATCAGTAGTGCGAAAATGAGTATAAATCAAGTCTTGCGAGAGTCCTCGTTCACCAAGACCGTAGATTTGCCAATAGTTTGGATCAGCATCCTTTAAGCGTTCCAATTCGTCAACCAATTCCTTTGCTAAAAATGGATTGTCTCTAAAAGTTGTGATGTAAAAGTCGGAATCATCTCTCGGAATTACATCATCGTAAATCCAAGATGAAAGATCAGATGGGTTGTAGTCAATAACGATCTTGGATTCAGTTCTCATTATAAGTTGCATCCATGCTTCATAACTTAATTCGTTGGCTTCATTGCAGAAAAGATAAGTTCTTGCACGTCCTCTGATTTTTTGAGGTTGATCAGCACTTACAAACTCAATAACATTGCCATTGAGTTGATAAATTTGCTCCGTTTTATTATGATTGTCCTCTGAGTATATGTTTAGCTTACTTAAAATATCTATAAAGTCCCTAAGAACCGAACCTTTGATGGATGGAAGCGATTGTCTTACGATTGTAAGTGTTTTGCCATTCTCTTGCAATAGCTTTATGATAAACCAAATAAGAATATTATAGGTTTTACCAGAGCGGCTACCACCTTGCATTACGGTAATGCGCTTTTTTGAGTCTTGCAATATTTCAAAGACCTTATTTGTTTGTAGTTTAGCGTTCATATAGTATCAAGTTTGTAGTAACAAAGGTTTTATAGGTATCAGAAATTTGGGGATACCCCACCGGATGCAAAAAGTAATTTCTTTAAGTACCCCCCATTAATTCTGTGCCATTTAGTCATACAATTTCGTTGCTACAATTATTTGGTCGTATAACTAGTATTATGTTAAATAGAAACTTGCGCCAACTCGTCAGTTTGTCGCAGCCTCAAGTATCTCAACGTTTGGCTTCACTACCTCAACTTGTACCTGGTTTAAGTTACCCTCAATCTTGTTCTCAATCTTTTGGGTTGGCATACCTACAAAGTAGTTGAAGTATATCTGCAACGCCTTCTCATTGCCGTCTCCCAGCTTCTTCTCTAACACTCTGAATGCCAAGTCACTCATTGGCCATAGCTTCTCCATGAGTTGTTCTTCGGTCATGCGTCTTGGCCGGCCAGCACCTTTGCGTGCGCCACCCTTCTCCTTCTTCGCTGCTCTATTCTCAATTAGTGCAGTCAGTTGATTTTCAGTAATTGGCATAATTGATTATTGAATTTGGCTTATGGTTTTTTTTATTCCGCAACCTTTTCTTTGTCAACCATTTGTACTGGTTCAAGGTTGTGTGTATGTCCTTTATCATCCTTTATTTGCCTCTCGTATAAACGCAACGTTGCCCATCCATCTTGACCTTGTAAATCAGATAAATAGGCAACAAAATCGGCAACAAAGAAATTGAAATAAAGACTTCCGTCTTTTCCTTTTTTGATATAGAATCCTTTCCTTTTCAAACTATTTACAAAATAACTATACCTAATTACACTTATTGACGCATATTAACACAATGTCAAAAAAAAATAAATAAATTTGTTTATATCAAAATTGTTACTATCTTGCACTCAAATAAACCAACAATTATGAAAAAGTCAATTCTATCAGACAGAAACTTCATCAATCTTCTCATCGCTCTCACCATTGCATCCATCCTAATCGGATTACTCCAAGATGCACAATCGCTTTAAACCGCATTTAGAAGCTCAAATTTCGCCTCAAATATAAAAGTAGTACTTTGGTACTACTTTTTGTTTTTATCGCCTTAAATCGCCTTATTTTAAATATTATCGCTAATTACCCTACAACCATATACGTTTACCAAATCATTACTCAATTTTCCTATCTCAATATCATTTGGTACAAATACGGTCAATCGCTTATTGCTTTCACAATTTGCCAAAGCCTTTTTAATTGCTTCAACGGATTCAATCGTTTTCTCATCTCCAATATGAAGTAAATCATAAATCACTCCAACCGAGTATATAATCACAGAATGGTCACATGGATAAAACTTTTGAATATCACGTAACGTTACCCCCAAATATTGCCTACCAAAAAAGTAAAACAATTGCCTGGTAAAAACCAATTCCCTAAACCGATCTTTTTTCATTACTCTTTCATACTCTTGACCCGTAACCGTACAACAAATTTTCATCAGCTCTTGCAAGTTCATAGTAAACCATTTTAAGTGTTATAATCCATTTTTCAATATTCTCTCTTTTTATATACTACCCCCCGCGAAAAATTAAAAAAAAAAAGGGATCAATATAAAAATAAGAGAAAATCGTGCACATCGCGCACATCTTTGATTATCAATGTTTTAATCGTGCAACAATCGCGCAACAATCGTGCAACATCGCGCAACAAATCGCCATTTTCTCTATTTTTGGTACTACATTTTTTATACACACATACAATTTTAACTACACAATTCTGTTACCTAACAAAAATTTATATGCTTTTTTGTAGCCAGTACTCCGATCTCTTACCATCTCAACACCGATTTTTAGTATCAAAAAACCCTCATCAATAGCCTTTGAAAACCTCCTTATTGAGTACTCTTTTTTGTCAAATCCCGTAAAGTTTAAGAAGTCATTATATAGTTGTTCAAACTTAATTAATACACCCTCTTGGTCAACCAAAGTCTCAATGAATTCAAGGAACTCTTCACCGAATTGTACCCTCACTTGTTTCTTGGCTAATTTGGCACTATTTTCTACCTCTGATATACCATTTTCAAGGTAATCTTGTACGCAGTTAAACATCAAATTATAGAAGCGATTCCACTCATCTTTGTCCCAATCATCAAATAATTTATGCCCAAATTCATCCTCCGGTGTATGTTTTGGTGAGAAATATGGCGCAAATTCAAACACTTTTTGTCTCCTTTTCGCATGATTTCCGCTATTTGGTATGGTGTAATTGGTAGTAAAAATCACTTTTGGACTATCCTTATAAGGTATAAATAGCTCATCCTTATTTTTCTTTTCTACCGTTACGCCTTCAGTTATAATTGAATAAAAGCCTTCAAAGTCAACATTACGTCTTGTATCTTCAATAGCCAATAACTTAGTATCAAGATCAACTCTCTGAAATGCAAAATTTTTATCTACCTTAAAATTCTTACCGTCAACCCGAACAAGTTTAATAATATACCCCAAAGCCTTAACAAATATTCCTTTGCCAGTTCCTCCTCCCATTGCTTCGTTCTCTGTTTCTTCGGCTAATATTATTGCAAATGGTCGAGCTGGGTCTTTATACTTGTGTAATAAATAGCCAATAATGCCTAAGCAATATATAATACGTTCAACTTCACCATTGCATATTTTATCAATAAACTTATAATATTCCGAATGGTCAACTTTAAAATCATTCTCAATTGTTATGTAATGATCAATCACTTGTGACTTCCATATAACTTTACCGAGTTCGCCGTATGACCTTAATTTTATGCCTTCTCTTGATATTTCAACTACACCATTTATAAACGGGAAATAGCAAATCTCTTTGGTATCTTCCAAAAAGTCGAGCTTTACTCTATCAAAAAACTCAAAGAAATTATCACTAAAATAATGCGATGATCCTTTGTAAACTACCTCCATGAGTGTCTGTGGATCGAGTCCATCATCAAATGACGATGGCAACCTATTTATATAATCCTTGATAAACTTTTTAATCATCTCGGTAGAACTCTCTTCTACCAATCCATCTTTTATTCGAATCAACCGATAAATAACGCTATTTGCATCATAAAAATAAAGGCTGAAGCCTCCAACGTCATGCAAAAATCTTTCTAATTTATCGAGTTTAATCTCGGCAGTTATTTTGCCATTCTTGATCTTAGCATCCCAAAACTCGCTGATCACATCACCACTTTCATTTTCTAATTTCTCAACTATCTCAAGTGCTTCATTATAATTCTTATTATGCTTTTGAACCAAATAAGTTACTTGATCTTCTTTTGATACACTTTGTTTGCGTTTTTCAAATAACTCACGCTCTATTTTTTCGCCAAAGTTTTGCTTGCGTTCACCATAGCCTTGATCTAAGAGCGCCAACGCCGCTTTTTTGAAGTTTCCTCTATGCTCCAGGATGGCAAAGACGGCGCAAGGCTTATAGCCTTTTTGTACTTGAAACGGCGTATTCGTTGAGAATACGGAAAATAATCCCATTTCGGTATTATAACTCCCACTATGCTCACTAATACCTCCTGGCCGCAAGAAGTAAATTCTAGTGCTTCCATTTTTAACCTTTTTCCATCCGTTGCGCTCCATGAGTTCGACAAAGTCGCACCTTTTGTTAAAGTCATCAAATGGCGAGAGTCCGTATTCCTTAGAAGAAGGCCGGTTATGAGCTTCAATGATTTCTTCGACAATAACTTCGTTGAATGAACGCATAATTGCGAGTAACTCTTCCCGCTCCTCGATTGTAATAACATTGATGCCATCTTGGATGATTTCGTAGCCGAGTGAAGGCGGTGCGACCACATAGCCGCCTTGACCTCGGCTTTCAATGATGCAAAGTTCTTTATTGTGTGGATTTTCTTTAATCTCGCTATCATTCGCTTGTCGCATAGCGAGTTTTTGATTCCCTTCCACCACTTCGCACCGATAATAGAGATGATACCCTCCATTTCTAGTCTTGACGATATGCAGTTTAGTAAATATTCCCTTTGGTAGTCTCTCCTTAATAGCTTGCCATAAGTCATACGTCTGATATTTAGTGTCAACATCTATTACTTCCAAACCACCACTTATTGCTCCACATATCACGGCTATTCCTTTTGCTCTTGCATCTGCCATTTGTTGATCCAATTCCGCTTGAGTTATCATTTCTTTTTGATAACGCTTCCAAGGATATATGGCTTGTTTATTATCATTTATAGCAATAGTGTTGATACCTAGTTCTAAGTAATTCATACATTAAAGTCCTTTATAACAAAATATATCAATATCTTCCACCGATCTTACAACTTTGGCAAACACTTCATGTTTGTTTAGTTCTTCAATACGTTTGAGTTGTAGTGGTGCAACTATTCCTTTTTCTGTCTTTACTTCTAAAAATATTACTCTGCCTTTACGAATGCACATCAAGTCTGGTATGCCATTCATATTGGTTTGAATGAGCTTAATTACTGACCATCCGCTTTTCATTAATCTGTCTTTAATCTTCTTTTGCAATTCTGATTCTCTCATATTCTTCTATTGTTTTAAATATTTGATAAGCTACTTGTGGGACTATTGCATTTCCTCCGGCTTTGATTGACTCGTTTCTCCATTTAGGAAAGGTAATATTGTCCAATCTGTCGGAAAGCCCATCATCTCCATTACAAATTGGGGAGACAGATGGGAACGATTCCCAGTAGTTTGATATCCCCACTCCGCTATTTCTTCTCCAAGATTGCTCTTTCCCCTGTCCATCAATGCGTGTCTGCTGTCCTGAGTTTTTGGTGTTGGTAACATCCCAGTTATTAATAACTGATCCAATGTTGTTCCATATCTCGTGCCCGTTGTTTTGCTCCGATTCACTACTTTTCCATCTTCTATTGTCGGAGTTCTGTTGTTCGCTCTTGTTGTAGGAGTTGGTAAAAGATTGAATACTTGTGTCGCAAGATTTGGCATCGTTGTCCCATTCGGATATTTCTCCATTCTCGTTTTGAATTTCTGCAAGTCTTGTACTTCCTCTCTTGTTGTTGGAGTGAGCAACAAACCATATTCTATCTCTTCGGTGGGGAGCGTTGACGGAGCAAGCTGGCAATAGAAACGGGAATACTTCGTACCCCTCAGCTTCCAAGTCAGATTGCACTTCGTGGAATACCAACCCTCCTGACCAATTAACAAGGCCGTAAACATTTTCGCCCACGATCCAACTTGGTTTAACCTCTCTAATTGTTCTAAGCATTTGCGGCCAGAGATGTCTCTCATCTTCTTTGCCAAGTCTGGCTCCTGCAAGGGAAAACGGCTGGCATGGGAATCCTCCGGTGAGGATGTCGATTTGTCCTCTGTGAACTGTAAAGTCTGTTGTACAAATGTTTTCATAACTGATTGCATTAGGCCAATAATGTTTTAATACTTTCTGTCCAAATGAATTCCACTCACAATGGAATATATTTTCCCACCCCATCCATTCTGCGGCTAAATCAAATCCTCCAATACCACTAAATAGTGATCCATGTGTCATATTATCTGTATATGTTTATCCATGTAATCAATCAATAGTTGCGTTGGCATCATTACGCCACTTTCTACTTCCACATCAAATACAATATTCCAATCCTTTTCAACTAATGTATTCAAATGTATAAGTCCTTCGTAAAAATCTCCGGTCTCATACATTTGATATTCCTCGGTAAGTCTTGTTATGTCTTTTGAACGCAAATCATCTCCAAATACTCGAAAAGTAATGATGATATGCAAGGCTTTAAAATTACCTCTTATCGCCGAAATTCCCTCATCCGATTTTACAATTTCAGCCTCCCAAAATATTTTTTTTGAGTTTTTATCTTCCCACCAGTCAATCTCGGTATTGGCCGGTAGTCCTAATTTATACGCAAGGTTCTCTATATCAATAGTGAATCCCTTCGAGATAAAGTTTTGCATTTTTTATAAATTTTGTTATTAAATATTTAATAGTAAGCACAATCATAAAGCATAGTGTAAATGGTACACAAAAGACCGCCCAATAGACGAGCCATCCGCTAATTTTTAATAATGCAATCATAATTCTCATTTTAAATAATCTTGCTTGAAATGATTAAGTGTATAATCTTTCTTATTCATAACGGCTTTGTAAATCTTGTCCTCTATTCCATTTACACTAAATATCCAGTAAATCTGACTTGATTCTACTCTATCCTTAGTCTGCATTCTTGCCCTACTTTGCCAATATGAGGTTGCCGAGAAGTCAATATTATAAAACACAAGTGCATCGGCCGAGCTTAAATTAATGCCTTCTCTACCGCTCACGATTTGAGAAACGAAAACCGCATCTTGGCCGGCCTCGTTAAACTTTGCAGCATCAAGCTCAATGCGTTTGCCAAATGTCCAAACAAGTGCGGCATATTCGGCTTGAAACTTATAAAATATAGCAATCTTTTTGCCTTCAAATTTATCCCGTATGAATTCTGACTTTGTGTAATCAAATGCCTTTGCTACTCGCTCTGGTTCATCAATGATCACCGTACCGCTATAAATTTGGTGCAGCTTATTCATGAGCTTTACCGCAGTATCACCCATAACGGTTGCCCCTTCTTGATTGCGTACCAATTTGTCACGTTTTAACTTATCGGCGAACTTATAAGTAGATTCATCCATTTTAACGTAGTAAATATTCTCTTCTACAAGTCCTTCAAAACCGGCTTGTTCTTGGGTGTAAGTAAACATAATTTGCTTTATATCTTCTTTAATAAGCATCTCATCCGCATCGCTATAATCATTGATTTGCCTATTAAACACATATTTGTGAGTAATATTAACATAATGCTTTGCCCATTGGTAAAAGTTCTTATGTGCCTTGAATGGCGAGTAACTACTTATCCATAGTTGGTGATAAATTTGAGAATAAGACTCCGGTGTTGGTGTACCACTTAAATAAATGATGGGTGTATGTTGACAAATGCGTTTTAACTCTATTGCTCTTTTGCTAGGCCTTGGGAATGCTCCGCATCCATGTGCCTCATCAATGATTACGCAATCCCAACCGTACTCAACTTTATGCAATTGCTCAAAATTGGTGATGTATATTTCCATATCATAGCCCATCTTTTTGGCCTGCATGATAATGTCATCAATAGCCTTTTTCTTAGTGCAAAACAAAACTTTACTAGCTCCAAACTTATAAGACGTAGCCAAAGCAGTCATGGTTTTGCCAGTCCTCACTTCCATGGCTAAATATGCTATCTTATGATATTTGAGCGCCTTTGCAGCTTTATCGCTAATCTCTATTTGGTAATCTCTAAGCATTATAAGTTTTTTCGTGGGTCTGGGTTTTCGCCTTTGTCATTGTAAGGCTTGTATTCTATGCGTGGGTAGTATTTATTAAACTCGCTTTTTTCAATCCAATTGCCTCTGTATTTAAAATACCATTCACCTTTACTAAGACGCCATAAAACAAGTTTGCGTTCTTGATTGTGTTTGATGTATTCATCAATCTTGTGAGTTATTTGTGTCATAGTATCCTTGTTCAGATAGTTTAAAATGTATGTCATCCCATGTAACCTCATATTGCTCTTTTAGTTTCTCAACGTAAAGAGTTGCATCCATTAACTCATCTTGCAAATGGTTGAGCCATTCAAAAGTATTTAAGTCATTGCGTTCAAGATTTGTCTTGTATTTAGCATATCCATATTTTGCACGCTCTTGGTATTTCTTGACTACATTATCTACAATCTTATCTCTTGGCGGCTCATAACACTCAATACATACTTCCATGTCATCAGTCTTGAAAAGCACCATAACATCGGCGTTACATTTGTTACATTTCATTTCTCTTATGTTTTATTTGATAAGATAAGTTGCGAGGTTTTACATCTTCATTCATAAACTTCCAAAGTTCAAATGTTGACTTAAATAGCTTTAAATCTTTTTTAACATCATTGAGTGATCGTTGAATAAGCTGCCACCCAATGCCTTGTATCGCTCCAGCTTTGCCAGTTGTCCTGGTCTTTGCATTTAGCCAAAGAATAGCAACGCCATCAACTTGTATTTTCATTGTCTTTAATAACTCATGGTAAGCCGCAAGTTGTAGCCAATACGATGGGTAAATATTATTGGATGTTTTGATGTCAACGAGTAATACTTGTCCGTTTAAATTAATCACACGATCAAGTGTGCCGGCATAACCTAGCTTTTTGCTTACAATATTTACCTCCATCATATCAATTGATGGCTTATATGTTTTTGTGAAATCAACGTAACGCTCAAACATCGACCATTCAAGCATCTTAAATGATGGCAAACCGTTTTTGCCTAAAAATTGCACCTCCTCACCGCCATCATAACGCTCGGTAAGTTCATGTACGGTTGAGCCTCTACGCCCGGCCTCATCTCTAATTTGGTCGGCATCTCCTCCAACTTCTTTTATCCATTTAAAATAACTTGCATCTTTTGGAAATGCCTCTAACACCGTTGTAACACTTGGCACATAAGTACCTTGATCGGTAAGGTAAAATCGTGAGTCAGTAAACTCAATACGATTTTTTGGTAAGTCAATTGTGAAATTTAGCATTGTAGTTGGTTTTTATTAGTAATAGTAAAAAGTATGATCCTTATATTGGAGTCGAACCAATCCCTTGCGTACCTCTACGATAAGGAGAGCCACTCAACCAAACCTTATTAAAAAGGTGTGTCATCCTCGTTTACTTCTTGGAGGGATGGCTTAATTTTAGGTAAGATAGTAGATTTTACATATTCCTCCAAAAATTCCATACGGTCTGTGTCATCCCATGTCTCAACACCTTTTACTTTAATCTTTTTAAGTTGTGGCATTTGCCCTGGATTATCCTTAGTCCAAAAATGCTTAATTGGTTTACCATTTTGGTTGAGAAAAATAACGCTTGACTTTTTCTCGCCATCAACATTTAACTTAGGAGTTAGTGTAACATTTACACTTAGATCAACATTTGGCAATGCCTTGAGAAATGAGATTGCGTAGCCACTTGAGTATTTTAACTCAAGAAAGTGAGTATTTGAGTCATCTTTTACAGATACAACCCAAAATTTGCCATAGTCAGACTCTTTTGTTTTGACGTCAATAATTTTGCCGCATAAAGAGTCATAAAACTCTTCATGTACCTCTTTTCCGACTTTGTTAATACGTGATACACTTTTGTCAGTAGCTTGTTTAAATTGGCGTACGAGTTTTCCATTTGAAATGGATAAGAAAACGCCCGATCCTTGATTAGACTGAAGTCCCATGTTGCTTAGTTTTTATTGTTAAGTAAATAGTTAATGCGCTTTTTATAATCGTTTAGTAAAATGCTTGCTCGGTCATTAAATACTTGCGTGTCCATGTATTGCTCATATTTATAAAAAAATTGATCGATGCGAGTTTGTACGTTATCACATTCATCAATATTCATATTATAAATCTTGAGTGATAGCCAATTGTAATCATCCCAAAACGCCACTGGCATTTTATATTTATTGTTACGGTCTATGCGTTTATGTTGCTTTGGTTTTGGCTTGATGTTACGAAAAATGTAAATAGAGCAAAAAGCACTACAAAGAAGAACGATTAAAATTATTTTCATCACGCAGAGTTTTAGTAATTTTTAAATAGTTGTTAAGTGTGATCCTTCCGGTCTTTTCTGCACGATATACGGTCATTGTTGTTGTATTGGCTAGCTTTGCCAATTTCTCACGAGATAAACCTCGTCTTGTTCGTAGTTCCTTAATTTCTTCTTGTATTGTCATATCATTTAATTTGCTACAAAATTAAAGTAACATAATTGAAACTAATTAATATAATTACGAAAACGATTTCGTATAATGTACGTACATTTTTACGTACTTAAAAGTGCAATCAATTACACTTTCGACCACTTATGAGCCGAATATCGACCATAATCGGCTCACATATCGACCATTTTTGAGCCAAATAAAAAAGCCTCGGTAAATACCAAGGCCGTAAAACCAACCGCTTATGAACAAAAAATATTATTGCTTCTTTTCCCAACTCGTGAATCCAAGAGCCGCAGCCGCAAGTCCAGCCACCGCCCATACAAGCGCATCACTTGGTGGATGTTCGCCAGCTTTTACAAGTGCATAGCAAAGAAAGACTGCACATCCAATACCAACAAGCCTTTTACTAGAGGCCTCTCCATTGTTAGAGATAAATCCTTTTAACCAATTAATAAATTTCATATCGTTCCATCTTGTAACGGTTGATCCTCATGCGGCTCAACTCGTCTATAATTTTCCTTCCAAAGTATCTTAGTTAAAATTACGCTTTTTTTGATTATTTCTTCCTCACTTGCCTCTGGCCATAATAGATGCAAAACCTCATGGACTATGATCTCAAGGTGCTTTTTACCTTTGAGCCGCTCCTCTATCTCAATCACCCCATCGCTATGAGCTAACCCCCATACCTTTTCCTTACCCAATTTGCGATATTTTATGCGTATTCTCATTTGTCAGTCCTGGTATTATACTTCCCACAAGTCTTACATTGATAGACAATTTTCTTTATACCACTCGCATTAATCCTTTGTAAATGCCTTATAAGATCATTTGAGCCACATTCTGGGCAGTTCCCCCTATCTTGACCGAATATTACACCATAATGGGTTTTAGGGGCTATATGAGTCGCTAAATGCTTATAAACCTTTTCAAGCAGTATCACATCCATTTTGCAATACTTGACCATCTTGTCCATAGCCGCTTTGTCTTTCTCAAGCACTATGGCCTTCCATAAGTCAAACTCTGTATGAATCTTTTGACCAATGCCTAAGAATTTAGCGATATAATTAAGCCTATTTGAGTTAAATCGAAACTTATTACGAGCTACTTTTAAGGTATCAATAGTAACGTAATTTGGAAACATTTCGATTCCATGAAATAGGCATCGAGTCCTAATCCAAGCCAGGTCAAATTTGTCTCCATTATGGCCTACAAGCTCATCAGCACTATTAGCAATTTTGATGAACTTCTCAAGCATTTTTTTATCGCATTGCTTGGCATCCCAAGTTAATGCTTCAGTAGATTTTTCATCTTCCCATTTATAACAAATGCAAATAATTGCTCGCTCCTTAATGATATTGGAATAATCAATATTTTTTTTGTAACCAGCCTCCCAAAATAGACCAATGTTTGGAGACGTCTCTATATCGAAATAGAGCCTTCTTCTTTTAGTCATAGATAGCGTTTATAGGCCATATATCCTACGCCTACAAGCCCAATCCATAGCCAAGTCAAAAATAATGCTTTTGATTTTTTTGCGTGCTTTTCTTCGAGTATTATATAGTCCTTTGACTTCTTTTCATATAGCACTTTATACCTATCATCCCACTTTGTAGTGTTGATGATGATAGTATCATGTGATGCTTTGACTATTTGCTTAATCTTTTCTTTGAACACTGGCTGATCAACATATTTTGTCTCGGTCAGCCATTTATATAGCGTATCAATGCTTTTGTCAACTATCAATGAATCCTTGACAACTCGAATGGTGTCAATTTTGCTCTCTTGTGGGAACTGCTCAAGGCAGTACTCAGCCGCCTTGTCTGGATGAAGTAGCATAAACCTCTTGACTTTATTTGAGGTTACGCATGATGAGAACAGAATTAGAATGGGTAAGTATTTTAGCATAATAGTGAATTGAAAGTTTTTGTTTTAGATATGCGATCTTCGAGGCCATTATGTCCGCCGTTTATTCGTCTGGTTAAGTGCTTTATGGTTTCATCATCAATTCCTCTATCAGCTAAAAGCCACAAATTCTTATATTCAAAAAACCATGCTGCACTTGTAAGTGCATATTTAGTAACTACTAAATCTGGGTCTTTTAATAAATCCACTCCGATAAAGTTCCCAAATTGGGAATAATTGATTTTACCAGTTAATTGGATATAACCACGGCCTCTATATTTCCATCCATCTCCACTTGCCTTGTCACCATTACCCATGCGATTAGAATAGACAATATTTGCTATCATCTCTGGTTTTCTAGCCGCTATCTCTGCCGTCTCTTTTGAGAAATATTTTGGGAAGATTTTTAGCAGTCCCTCTGCGCTATAATTTAAATTCTCGGTAACAAACTTAAAGTTACCTGACTCATGTGCGCACTGAGCGAGGAAATTTGATAGCTTATTAATAGAGTTGATCTTAAACGTATCAATTACGCTTGGCAATTCATCGAGAACTTTTGATGGTATTTTTAAGCGTAATTTTTGCGTGATCATGTCCAGATTTCATTTCTAAATTCATCTACTACTACCCAGTTCACTCCGTTACTCACTATTCCAACGTAATTATATTGATCGTTCAATGTAAGTGTTGTTGAGTTGTCTATTGTCTCTGTGCTATATGCATCGAGTGTCACTACATTTGCCGTTGCATCGGTCTTTTTTATAATAAAATAAGAGCCATTATTCGCCGCCGTTGGAAGGGTGACGGTAATAGCTCCAGCCGTTGCATTTACGAGATATGTTATTAGGCCATTGGTCTCGGTAATTGTGAAATTACTCGTCTTGGACTCGTATGCAAATATTAAGTTACTTGCATTTATGTCTTGATCAAAATTTGTTATTAATGACCTATTTATTCTCATTATAATTCTTCTTCTTGTTCTTTCTCTGGCTTAACGTATGTAACCCCATTTGTCCATCCTTCCAAGAACCAATACGGCTCAAGACCATCTGGGTTCATCACTTCTATTTTCTTAAACTCAAACTCACTATCTTCTAATTTCTTCAAATCAGCTTTGAGCTTCTTTAATCCTTCTTTATTAAAGTTGTACTCACCTTTGTCATTGAGGATCAAATTCCCTTTATCATCTACCGCAGCGTGATCAAGCCTAATATCTTCAATCTTTGCTTGAAACTCATCGATTGATGGCTTGAGCTTTTCATAGATTTTAAAGAGCTTCTTTTGTCCTTTTGTCTCTTGTTGACCGATGTTTAGTTTAATGTTCTCAATTAAAATAAGCAGTTCTCTGTAAGTCATAGTGTTTAATTTTTGCTAATTTAATATTTTATTTTAACAAGCTGAAATATCAGTAATAACTCCAGCCGTACTTACCTTTAAATATCTTGCTGAACCTATATATATCCAACCAGCAGTTCCATAAGTTTTAGCATTTGTTCTTGCTCTATTTGAATACAATTGACATCCAATGGCAAATAATGTAGTCGTACCAGATGAATACACCATTTCCAAACTACCACTTGAAGAACTACATGATACTGCCGTAGTTCCACTATATACATAATACCCAATATCAAGCAAATTCTTCATTACGCATTGGCTATCACTATATCCAGTTAGTGTACTATAAACCGTTTTTGTTGATGTATCGTTGTAGTAGGTGATTCCATATGTATTAAGATCGCCTATTGTCGCAATCTCTGTTGTGCTTGGAGGGAGTGATGAATACTTATAATAACCTAATGTACAAGCATTCCTCAACGCTTGTAGCGTACACAATTGGTTATATGCATTGCCATCCCAAGTAGTTGCCATTATTTAAGTTTTGCTTCGAGTTCTAAAATCTTTGCTTCAAGTGCTGCAATTTTAGCAGTGTGTACTTGTCTATATGACAAATCCAAATATCCATTATCACGAACAGATATTGCGCTATTTAATACATTCTCTAAGTCTTGTGCTAAATATCCAACTTCAATCTTGCCATCTTTCTCATAAATCTTAGCTGATATGTTTAATATATCATTTGATTTGTAGTCTTGTATATTTGATTTCAAGCGCATATCTGATGATTCAAAGAATGATGTTGCGGTGACTGAAGATGTACAAGTAATTGCCCCAGTAGAAGCTATGCGCATGCGTTCGGTGCCAATAGAAGTACCAGGATTTAACCCAGTACAAAAAAGTATATTTCCTGAATCTGTACCAAAATAGAAATCTGCAGTTGAACCTGGTCTTGCCGCTAAATATCTATTTGATGAAGTACCAGTTCCATTACCAATTACAATTGAAGCATCACTTGCTGCCGTTGGTGATGAAACTTGTAAAGTAGTTCCATAACCACTCGGCGAAGTAGTCCCTATTCCGACATTGCCGCCACTCGTGATGCGCATTTTCTCGGAATCACCAGTCACAAATCTTAAATCAGCACTATTTTGTGTTCCTATATAACCAGTTCCATCTGATATATGCGCCATTACAAGTCCATTACTTGTATTGTTTGCATTTACAACGGTTATATAAGTTGTTGCAGCAGTCGAACTTGGATTTCTAAAAAATGAATTTGAGCCAGAAGATGCAACTTCTAATTTAATTGCAGGCGAAGTAGTCCCGATTCCGACATTGCCACTTCCATTAATAACCATTGCTCTTTTGCCATTAGTAGAACTTGATGCTCTAACTACAAAATTTAAAGATGAAGCAATATTATCGTATAGAGAGCCTATTGAACCATTACCTTGATTATCTGACCAAATGCCGATACCTTCTGTTGGTGTTGCAGAATTTAATGCAGAATAAACGCCATTGTTGAAGTTTGTATATGAAATTCCATTATTGTTTGTTGCGCCAACATTCAACAACATTCCACTCGTATTGGTCACACTCGAACTAAAACTTGCTGCGCCGGTTGTCGCTATTGATAACCTTTGATTACCTCCTGCATAAATTGAAACAGAATGATTAACATTTCCACTACCAAAATAATTTACATTAGATGAGTAAGAAACAATACTCTCTCCTATTGAAGACCTCAATGCAGCACCATTACCTAAATATATATCTGAAGTATAAAGATTACCACTAAACGTAGCTGCGCCAGTTGAGGAGATTGTTTGATGTACAGTACTTCCATCTCCACTAAATTGTAAACCAGTTATTTGTGTTATATGACCAATTGCAGCTTTATCTACACCGCCTTCTTGAAATTTTAATATAGGCCCATTGCTATTAGACGAATTTAAGACCAATTGCGGATAATTGGCCATTGATACTGTAACTGTATTACTAAACGTAGCACTCGTTCCGCTTAATGCGCCAGAGAATCTACCAGTACCATAAACATCTAATGTATAAGAAGCAGTATTAGCACTACCTACAGTTAAACTACCAGTATTCTGTGCGGTAGTGTTTTTGAATGTCATTATGTTTCCAGTACTATTTGCTGCTACATAAACTCCACTTCCATAGCTACCCCACCATATACTTCTATTATCACTTATTATTATATTACCATTAACACCTCCTGAACCAGTTACATTTGTTACATATAAATCTGCATCAGATATTGTTGTTTGACCAGTAAATGTCTTTGCACCAGCAAGTGTCTGCGTTCCAGTTGTTACAACACCATTTTGACTTGCAGATGCGCTTTTTACTTGTATAGTTGTACCACTACCAATTACCGCACCAGCCCCCCCAGTTATTGTTAAAACTGAACTTGTCGATTCAGTCAGATTTCCTTTAGTTACTGCTGGCTCTTTTGCATTAAACGTACTCCAATCGGCACTACTTAATTTACCAGTATTTGTTGCTGATGCAATTGGTAAATTAAATGTATGTGTTGTACTTGTAGAACTAATTGCGAAGTCTGTGCCACTTGTACCAGTAGCAAATGTTTGAGTTGCTCCAGTCAGTCCGTTTAATGATGTAATGGCAGTAGTTAAATAAGTATTTGTATCAACAGAAAGAGTACCATTTGCACTACTAAATTTTACAAAACCATTTGTTGTATATCCAGGAAATCTTGCAGTCAAATCAGCATTTAATATTAATGCAGGACTTCCGCCATTAACCTCTATATGTACAATACCACTTGCATTATAGTTAGCAAGTGTAAGCCTTGATGCGCCAGTATTATAATATAAAGCTCCACTACCAGCAGTCATATTGGTTAAAAACAACGCTGGAACGGTAGGTGATGAGCTAAATGTCTTTGCACCAGCTATTGTTTGCGTGCCAGTAGTGATTACACCTCTTGCCGTTGCACTTGCATCTGGTAAATTAAACGTATGCGTTGAAGTACTTGAACTTATTGCAAAGTCAGTTCCAGTTGTTCCAGTTGCAAATATTTGAGTTGCCCCAGTTAATCCATTTAAACTTGTAATAGCTGCGCTTATATAAGTTGGTGTCCAGTTCTCCCATTTACTAGATGTGCCATTGAACTGCAAAAGTTGTCCATTTGTCGGACTCGTTAAAGTAACGTTACTAATATCTCCAAGCCCAAGATTGACCGCTCCAGTAAAGCCATTCACCGAACTTACCGCATCCGTATTATCAACTTTATCCCAAGTTGTACCGTTAAATATTGCCCAGTCACCCACTTTCCAATCTGTAATGCCATCAAGGTTAGTTGATCCAGCAACGGTTACGATATAGTACCATCCTTTTGTACCAGATGAACTTGTAAGAGTTGGAGTATTTGTACTTGCATTCCAAGTTCCTTTATAGTAAACTCCACCGACAAGCGCACTAATCTGATTCTGCACTTTACCAAACGCAGTTAGTATGCTATCAGTCGCAGCAATTGTGCCGCCACCACTTAAATTAAGTCCAGTCAATACCGTTGCAAGAACACGAGGCTCGGTGAAATACACAGAACCACTCTCTGGCACTACACTTGTATTGAGCGTTTGGAAGGTTTTGTCGCCTCTATAATATTGCAAAGAAGTTCCAGCAGTAATGGCTGGTTCTTTGCTATTAAAAGTTGTCCAATCGGTACTTGTTAAGTATCCATTCACGCTACCAGTAGCGGCTGGGATACTAATCGTTCCACTTGTGTTTACAAGTGGCGAACTAAAAGTTAATGCAGTTTGGTATGATGTGCTATCAAGAGATCCATCACCTTTTAAGAACTGCGAAGATGTACCACTTGTTATATATTTTTGAATACGTTGATTGCCTCCACTTCCTTTACCAATGTAAAGATCGTAAGTGTCAGTAGTGAATAAAGGCTCTGCAAGTTGTCCTTGTGGGATTGTTGCTGCCGTACCTCTTTTTATCTTTAATGTATTTGCCATCTATTTATTTTTACCAAGTTCCGCAATCTATTGTATCGTTTACTCCAATCTTCGCATTGAATACACTCCAATCCGAGCTACTCAAAGCACCTCTTGCACTCGCACTAGCCGTAGGAAGATTAAATGTATGAGTATCCGTTACGCTACTTATTGAAAAGTCAGTTCCGCTTGTACCTACCGCAAAATATTGTGTCGCCGCCGTTAAGCCATTTAAAGTACCAATACCAGTTGTGAAGGTAGTATGTACTTCCGCTATCTTACCATCTTCGGTATATAAAGTTACACTCTTACCATTTGTGTTTTGAATATAAAATTGTATGACTACCCTATCGGTTGCAGTTATTGCAGTTGCAGGAACAGATATATCAAAGCTATAAAGCGTTGGTACATTGCCCTCCGTAATTTGCTTAATTGGAGATGTTGAGATAAGTGTAATGGTAGAGCCGTTCCATACCTCTAGCTTTGCATAAAGCTCTGCATGATTTGATCCACCTCCAGTTTCACTTAAATATGTATCTATTGTCCAAACACCAGCAGGAATTTGTAGTAGATTAGGTACACCAGCATCGGTAATAAAATTAGCAAGTGTTCCAGTTGCGGAAGCGGTAAAATTTGCTGCACTTCCAGTGCCAGCAATCTCACCTAGCTCATACATTGGCAACCCTGCTATTGTGCCTTGTGAAGTATTACCATTGAAGTAATAAATTCTACCTCCACCACCCCCACCAGGTACACTTGGGAAATCAGCCAAGCTACCATCACCACGAACATATTGTGAAACTGCGCCAGCTCCACTAACCGCTATCGTACCATTGCTAGTCAAAGGAGAATTGTTCACCGTAAATGCGGATGGCATTGTAAGTCCAACACTTGTAAGTCCAGTGTCTATATCACTCCAGGATGTTGTAATTGTACCACCATCTTGCTGAGTTAATGTTAGAGTCTTTGTGCTTGTGCCAGTGACACTTGCACTATTTATTTTATCGTTATATGCTTGATCCCATTCAGCTTGCTTTGCATCTGTTGGGATTGAATATCCGCTACCATAAGTTATGGCAATTGTACCATTGCTTGTTAATGGGCTATTTGATACGGTTAAGCCAGTTGGAACGCTTATGCCAACTGAAGTAAGTCCAGTGTCAGTGTCCGTGCCATTCACCCATGCTGATCCGTTATATTTCAGCACTTGATTGGTAGTAGGCGATGTTATTGTCACATCTCCAAGTTGTCCCAAATTATAATCACCTTCCGTAGCCACCACATCGCCAGTCCTTCCAAAAACACTTGTCACTGGTGCAGTATCATAATCCGACCAGCTTGCTTGTAAGGTAGAGCCGTCTTGCTTGGTAAGGGTAAGTGTCTTGGTTGTCGTACCGCTAACGCTTGCAGCAGTCAAGCTCCGATCATATGCCGTGTCCCACTGCGCTTGCTCAGCATCCGTAGGAAGGCTATAACCAGATGAATATGTTACGGCTAATGTGCCACTTTGTGTTAGTGGACTATTTGCAACACTAAACCCAGTAGGCATTGTAAGCCCAACGGAGGTTAAATTTGTTGCAGCACCACTAGCATTATAATCAAGGCTCACATATACCGGACTCTGCTGGCCTCCACTTATAGTAATATCAGTTACATCATAAGTAACTTTAATTACTGGTTGTGTATTTTGGTATGTAACTTTTATTACTATCACGATGTAACTTGGTTTTGAACTTCTACATACCCTTGCATCCAGGTATATTTATTTGTTGATATTGTTACTTCAAGTTCGTAAGTATATTCACCGGCCGTATAAGCAGCAGTTTGAGTAGGTGTGAGCGTTACTTTTCTTGTATGATTGTCTATCTGCACAAAAGTAGCATTAAGCCACTCAATCATCACCGTTCCACTTGTGTTCTTGGCTTGTAATTTAAACGAATATGTTGAAACATCTATTGGAGTTTCCTCACATTCATCTTCATAGAATGAATAGGAGACTACATAAGTGTCACCTTTTTTGATTGGTTTCATGTTCAATTCTCCTATCATAATCTATCAGCTTTATCTTTTAATTCTAATTTTATTTCATTGAGCGCTTGCATAATCTCCTTAAATTGCTCTACGGTTTCATCCTCTTTCTTTTCAAGCGTTTTAAGTCGCAAATCATGCTCTCTTAATTTTATTTTCATATCTGTATAAATACGAATTCCCCCTAAAATAAAGGCGAATGTTTGAATACCAAGAATTAACCAGAAATTTGCTTCCATTTCGCTTAAAATTACATAATTTTTTTATATTGATATATATGCCGCTTTTACCGTTTTGCCATTATATGACGTACCAATATTGATACTATAAACTCCACCTCCTTCGTTAGTAACGCTATAATTATAATACCATACTCCTTCTATTCCAACTGCCACTAATTTGTAAGATGACGTACTTCTTGCCGTAATTTTACCGCTTGAAACGGTATAGCTATCAACACTTGTTATTTCTACAAGTGGCCCAGTACCTTGCAACGTGAATGAATAAGTGCCATTTTGTGTCGTTGCACTTGTTAAAGTCAAATCTTGTATAATACAACTAAATTGATATACTTTATAATTTCCAGTTGTATCAATCATATCCAAATATGCCACAAATTCTGTGTCACTTCCTTCAATAAAACTATCAAAAAATGTTATTGGCTGCATTGATGATTGAGCCATTTTGACAAGTCCATCACCACTTATTGTAAATGATGACCTATTGGGTATATACTCACGAAATATACCATTTGTTCTTGGCGCAAGCTCAAGAAAATCCCTAGTAATACTTAAAGTTGCAGTTTTAGTACAAGCAAATGGATAAACATTACCACTTGCATCTGTAACCGCTATTACTAAACCTTCTGCTTTAACTGCTTCTGCCATATTAATTCGTTAAATATTTGTCCTCATAAGTATCAAAAGTCTGAGCCGTATTAGTAGTATAACTAAAAGTCATTGAACCTCCGGTTAAATCAAAAGAATAAATATTGCTATCTATCCATACGCTTAATATATCATTTGTAGATAATGCCACACTTGATGCGCTTAAATCCACATTAAAATATTCAGGAGTATTATTTATATAAACCGTTCCAGTTGCAAGTAATGTTGTGCCGTTTTTATATAGCTTGAAATCAACCGGACTTGTGCCATAAGTATTTATCGCACCACTAACATTACATGATATATTTACGGTTATATTATTTGATCCATTATATGTTATATTGCTTGTACCTCCAAGCGTAAAATCAGCCGGACTTACTATTGTCCAAGGCACATAATTTGTTGAGCTATATGACCCAGTTGTTACATCAGCTTGAAAATTCTTTGTGATATTAGTTCCTGGGTCTTTTTGACTATCATATACTTCAATAAGAGTAGCTGACCATGTTGCGGCTTCAAAATCAATTTCACGCATATTCAAAACATAATACACCTTATCTGGATCATCGTCAACAAAAATAAATGTATTAATTAATCCTATTGGATCAGCACCACTATTAAATTTTAATCCATAACAATTTACATCAATCTTATTACGGTTAAATCTATTATGCTCCCAATAAGGGATCAAATTTTGTTGTAAAAAAGGGAATCTTTCATCTGGATACCTATACCTAAACCATTCTGCATTTGTCAATGTTTCGCCATCTTGCTCAAACATTATGCCTTTAAAATTATATGATACATTATCCTCTAAATATGTAGTATTTTCTGATACATTCCGTAAACTATCAGTTTTTACATATTTAACTTGATGTGATGTTATATTTGATCTTCTTTGATCTGTATTAAATACTGGAATTACTTCAAGTGAAAAATTCTTAACATTTACTTGATTATCAACATAAGCCTGCTTGTTTTCTCCATAAAATACAAATCTAAACTTTCCTTGTGCCGGAATTGGCTCAGATGTTATGGTAAATGAGTTCCATTGATCAGCAAAAATTTCTTTAGTATCATTTATATCAAAAGTTATAGCAGTTGGAGTTCCGCTAAATCCACTATTTGCGGTATGCCATTTTCCATCAGCATCCATTGTATAATTTCCAATGCTTGTTTCAAGTAAAATATAAGCAATTTTTATGGTCTTTTTAGATGCTGGATAATAATTATATTTATAATTAAATGCAATATTTAATTGATCAAGTGATCTAACATTACAATATTCACTTACTATCCAACTATCATTTGAGTCAGCAAGTCTAAAAAATGCCAATCTTTCACTTAATATTGTATCAAGATATATTTCATCAATCCCTTTTGGTCTAGTTACTGGAGTTGGACTATTAAATGATCCTTCTTGAAATGTCCAATTATCTAATTGGTATAATTTTATAGATGAGTTTGCACTAACCAAAGCTCCCCTTGTAAAACTTGAATTTTGTACGCATTCTGGATAAGTTACATATTGTTTTGTAAGTTTATCCTCTTTTGTACGGCGCATTATATATCTAAGCATTTCCGCAGATATTGGCTTCATGCTTTCATCTACGCCAATATTTGCGTCATATCTTCTATTTGAACTATGGCGACCAGTTACGCTATTCCTAAAACCTCTCAAGTTAGTATTAGTAGGTATATATAAATCCTCCAATCTCAAAAAGTACCATTGACCTTTATATTGAAATAAAGTCTGGTTAAATGATGTATTAATTTTATTTAATGTATCTAGTTTAGAATCATATTGCTTTGGCTCTTGCATGAATGTTCTTGTGTCAATATAACATTGATCAAGGCACATATCAGTATTGCCATCACTCATTGAAGTATGATATAAACTATTATAAACTCTTGATTGTAAAAGAGTTTGTGGTGTTTCTTCTAAACAATAACCTATTGCTTCCCAAGGAGTAACCAATCCAACAACCTCTGCTCCTTCATTGCTAAATTGCTTTTCGCTTAATTGGCCAATTCCTTCAGTTGCAGTTAATGTTAAAATATGATCAGTTTGTACCCAAGTTTCTTGAAAATTATCTTGCAAAATATACCCATACCAATATGGCGAAAATGATCCAAACGAAAATATAACTAATATGTCATCATCGTTATTAGTTATAAAATTGTCCATTGTTACACCACTATCACTTGCAATAATATTTATTGTTGCTTGTTGCGGTCTATATGGCTTAAATAAATCTTCTGAAGTATTGTATTCTTGTAAAATGAATGGCCTTGAAGAACCAATCAAATTAGTAACACCGCCAGTCCATCCTTCATAATGAAATTGAATTTGGCAAGTATCACCCTGGCGATTCTTAAACTCTAACCTATATTTTTCTTGTTTAGCCAATTCTATTTATGTTAGTGTTTGTTCTATTTATAGCACCAATTAAATCTGATCCTCTTAAGCTCAATGCAACTGATCCGCTCATGGCTAATCCTCCTTGAGTTATCCCACCCATATTTACTGCTCCTGGAGTTGTCCTACCAAATCCACCGCCACCAGTTGCCTTATCAGCCAATCTTGCCGTTGCACTATATCCACCTCCAGTTATTGCATCAGCAATGGCAACTGCGGCAGTTGTAGCAATTATTTGTACCAAAATACGTTTCAATTGCTCAATAACTATATTTCCAAATTCTTTCCAACTTATTTTACCACCTTCTAAAACGGTATCAAATAAATAAGTTAATGGTTGTACAAGTGATGATTCAATAATACTTGCTATATTATTAAAATTTTTAGCTAATTCTTTTGATGTTGTTTTAGTATTATTATCTATATTTTTGAAAAAACCATTTATTTTTCTTTGAAATTCCTCTAACCCTAATAACATATCATTTTGCATTAATGATTGATTAAGGGTATTAAATCCATTATTTACTTTTGTATTTAATGTATTTCCTAAACCATCCATTGCAAATTGAGCTGCCATTGTTCTCTCTGCAACTTTTTGAATAATATAATTCCAACCTTCTAAATTTTTGGCATTTTTTTGTAAAATATGATTGAAATCATCACCGGCAAAAGTTGCACTTGCACCAAATCCAGTCCATAAACCTAATTCTTTAGCAGCTTCTTGTTGCTGCTTTCTAAATCTTTTTAATGCTTCTTCACTATCATATACTTTTGAATTATATTGAGCAATTGAATTGACCAATGGCTCTAATTTCTTCAAATATTCATCAGTAGTCGATATTGTTTGATTATATGCGGTGATATTTGCTTTTAACGCATTTTCAGCATTTTTTAATGTTATAACTTCAACTGCTTGAAAACCTTCAGCTTGTGCAGCATCAATTATACCTTGTTTTTTTGCACGATTATAAGCATCTTGAGCTTGAGTCAAATTTGTTATTAAACTAGCTCTTTCTATTTCTAGTGTTAATTGTTTATTGGTTACTTCACCAATAACTTTATTTAATGCTTGCTCTTGTGCTTTTAATAATATTAAATTTCTTCTTTGTTTTGCTTGTTCACCTATTAAATTAATAGATTCTTGTGTAAGTGCATTTTCATCACGAATGCCAGCAATAACATCTGGTGCAATTGTTTTTAACTCTCTATATGCTGCAATTCTTTCACTATATGGCTTTTTGCTATCTTTTAAACTATTTACTAATATATCAATTTTACCAGATTCAGCAGTTGCACTACTAGCACCATCAATTAATTCTTTATTATATGATTTTTGTAATTTTTCTGCTTCAGAAACTAAACCAAATACATTTTTAAATGCTTCACCAAGTGATCCATATTTTTGTGTAAGTGATGTAACACCAGCGATAATAGCACCAAATGCAAATGATAATCCTGCTGGGCCAATCAAAGATGTGCCAACTGCTTTTAATGCACCGCCAAGACCTCCACTTGTTTTACTTAACTGAGAAAATTGATCTAAAACAATTGGTAAGTTATTTTGAATAGCAATAAATCCAAATGGCAAATCTCTTGCAACTTGACTTATTGAATTTAATGCAGCAGCACCAGCGTAAGATGATTGAGGTAATTTATCTAAACCAACTTTCCTTAAATTAATTAAACTTTGTTCAAGCTCACCAATATATTTATTGGTTTCTACAATAGCTTGCCCAGTCTGTGTTTTAAGTGTATTTCTAACACTTTTTAATTCAGCTTCTACTTCAGTAATGGATTTGGTAAATTGACTTATATCCGCACCTAACCGAAATATAAAATCCTCATTTGCCATTACTTAACCGTTTAAATATTTGTCTATATTCTTCCTCGTCAATTTTGCTCACCGTTTCATCACCAGGTAACTCCCATAGTTGCTCTGGTGATTTTGGTGCGGTCTTTGGATCGCCCATTAACCGCACCATAGTAAACATTAACATTCTTGTTTGCTTATAGTCATCAATTCTACGAGCCTCATGTCCTTTTATCATAAGGGACAAATGCTTAGGACTCATCGAATAAAACTCACGAGGCAGCAGTCTTAATTCACCAAAAGCAAACGCTTCTATTTCTTCCCACGAGAGTTCTTTTTTTTTGCTTGTTCTTGCTCATCTTTTGGCTTGATAAAATCGCTTTCACTCCAACATTTAATCGCTTTTGCGATCTCATTATCTTCTTTGTTAGTTAGCAATGTTATCTCAACCCAATCAACAATATCAGCAAATTTATATTTTGGTTCGGCTTCCTTTACAACGCAATTGTTATAATATCCACTATAAATAATGTGACTTATTGTGATCTCATTTAATATAGATGAATCTAACTCTTTGTTGTTTTGGAATTTCTCTTGCAAATAGCGAAAAGATGCCATCCCAAATTTTAGTCCAATAGTATCTTCATTAATAGTAATAGTAGTATAATTCATAATTATGCAGTTACATCAATTGTTCCGGTAGATGCGATTGTACCTGAAAAATTGATGAATTCAGTAGTTGATTGATTAAGAGTAAGTGATGTGATATAACCAGCAAATTGATGGTAATATGCAGCACCAGTTGAAGAACCAGTTACGGTTGGATTTTGTACTCTAACGGTTACAAGAGTCTTATTAGCAAACGCAGTCAAAAGCGAGCTATAAGATACTTGTGAAGCAGTTGGAGAAACTTCGCAAATTGCGTCGAAATCCAAACTCATTTGAGGAAATCCAACTGCGGTAAGAACACCACAATTTGTTTGATCAGTAGTGGAATCAACCGTAGAATTTACGGATGATGTACGCAAACATACGAGGTCTTTATATGACGATCCACCAGCTACGTCAATCTCGATGTTTTGTAATGAACCTTGAACTTGTCCCATTTTATTTTATTTTTGGTTTACTAAATTACGAATTGTTAATATCTTTCTTGAAACATAATTATCTCCTTCCCACAAAGGTAAGTAAGTTGATGATGTTCTAGCCATTGGAAACACTTCAAAATCAGCATCATCAAAACCATCTACACCAGTGTCAGGAATTAAAATATTTAATATTTGGGATGAGATATTATCTACTTGTCCCATGTTATTATTTTTGTTTTGTTCACTATATACCTCAATAGTCACCTCAACAATATTTCCAAATGAGTTATTTGTATTGTCAGCGTTTTCAGTAATATTAGTGATAATTACATATTGCTCAGGAACGGTCACAAATGGAGGTTGTCCATATACCGGCACATTTTTACTATTCCATGTTAAATTGCCATTCAAAGCATTAACATAAATAGTACGAACATTATTTGAGCAATCCTTCATTATGCTTTTTTACTTTTTCTTATAAATTCTCTCACTCTTTTCTGATATATAGGCCAATAAGCTAAAATACTCGGTCTCATATATGGTCTTGGTGGCAAATTAACTTGTTTAATTCCTTTACCTCTGAATAAACCAGCCAATTTTGCCCAAGCATTGTTTTCAGGAGTTATAAACCTATTCCCAGTTCCAAACTCAATATATGCAGCATAATCAGTTTGAGCTACAAATTGATAGCTTAAGAATTGATCTTTTTTGAATGATATTGAGTTTAATAATCTTCCAGTATCAACCGCTCCTTGGCTACTAACTAAATTCTTTGCACTTCTTACCATATCTTCACCAGTTGCGGCTAACTCACGATCCATAGTAGCACTAACCTCATTTACCGTTTGTTTGTATTTGGTAAGTATGCGGTTGAATCTCGCATCATTAACTTCTAGTTTAAATCCACTAGCCATTAAAATACTACTTTTTTATATTGGTGATAGTTCAAGCCATCCCAATTGTTATATTGGCTTAACAATGAATTTTTATCAGCATTCATCTTTTTACCCCTATTCTCAAACTGCCATGAAGTCAAAGCAAGCACATCACTAGCCAAATCCTCTGGAATTGAACTATAACCGCATTGATATTGCACGTTATAAGTTCCTTGAGCATATAGCCATAATTTACCACCGATTACCTCATAATCTTCATTTTTTACAAGCGTTGACCACATATTAATTCCAGTCTTTCTTGTAACACTATCAACACAAATAAGTGGTGCATAAGGCAAATCTACCATCCAAACACCTGGGTAAAGTCCCGTTGTTTGTAAATTAACCTTAATTAACTTATTAACAAAAGCAATTCCACTAATCTTTTCCAAATGTACCCTTGACGCACTTATCAAATCCTTAATCAATCCATCTTCAAAATCATAGTCTATTTTCATCCAGCTTTTTGCATCTGGCAACGATACCGGCTCTACAACTCCGTCAGCAAGAACCGTTATCCCGTTTATATATATTGCCATATTTACTTATATTTATCAACTCTTTCTCTGAGCCAATTTTCAAATTCATCAAGCGCTTTGCTCGGATCATGTTCTCTTGATCTATCTTTCGCTTTTTTGGATGCCTCATTATACTTTTTGGCATCATCAAGTTCAGTAATTGCTTTAACCCAGCTTTTAATATCATTGCGGTCTTTTATATATATACCAGCTTTGCCACAATTCTCTTTTAATCCTTCCGCATTTGTGCAAATCACTGGAATCCCACTGCACATTGCCTCAGTAGCCGTTCTTCCCCAACTTTCGTATTCACTAGGCATTAACAAAATTCTTGTTTGCCTATAATATTGGCTAATATTAGCCGTATTTGGCACGAGTTTTAAATTTGGTAGCGTAACATCCATTTGAGGATCATAGCTGCCTAAAACGCCCAGAAATCGTTTCTGTGGCATTGCTCGTGCTATCTGTTCAAATATCTTTCCGCCTTTGTTCTCATTTGTGTTTATCAGCGTTATAAACTCATTTTTTGACGTATCAATTTTGAGATCATAAATGCGATAATCACAAGGAGGCGTTAGTATAAAGTTAGGCCATTCGTAATTTAATAAGTCTTTTAACCAAAAAGAGTTATAGACAATGTGTTGAATTCTATCTGCGTGAATGATTTCTGGGTATGGATGACTATTATGGATCAAATGGAATACTGGTTTTTTATAAAGTTTAGCGGCTCCAATTGTCCATCTTGTATAATCTAAATGAGTAAATATTGCATCTCCACAGCGCATTAAATTATCAACGACATTATCATTTGGTGGAAATACATCAATGCCATCGAAGACGTAATTATTTTTAATTCTATATTTATTTGCTTGATGTAATAACACTCTAACATTATGCCCTTTGCTTTGCAAATGCTTGAGCATATAATGTATCATATATTCAGCACCGCAATTATGTGCTGGTGGATATAAATGTATTGAAGCAACAATATTCATAGTTAATAGTTTATATAATAACCGTATTCATTATTACGGTATAGTTCTTTCATCATTGGGTATCTAAATAAAAATATCTCATGTGTTAAGTCTGGTTGCAAATGAGTCTCATAAACATTTCCATTTACCTCTCCTTGCTCCATTTTATAAGGTATAGCAACTAAACATTTTTTGCCTCCAAAATGTATTTTTATAAGTAAATCATGGGCATCTTTTACTTTTAAATGCTCTAATATATCACCCATGATTATATAATCATATTTATCAATATTAAATTCTAAAATATTTCCAATATGTACGTTTTGATAAATGTCTTTTAAATTAAATTGCTCAATATATGGCTCATAAATCTCAAGAGCATCAATATGGAAATTATAACGTAATAAACCTCCATATTTACCACTACCAGCACCAACATCTAAAATCTTTGAATTGTGTGGTATTTTTTTAATGATGTGATTTGCTACCTCTATCTTAAAATAATCGTATGAGTATGGCATAGTAAAAAGAAGGGAGGCTTTTTTGTGCCTCCCTAAAAGTGAACTTGTATGGGCAATTAGATAGCTCCGTAGATACAAGCTGAAGGCTGGAATTGCATAAGATCGCAACGAGCCTCGCAACGGAAAGTAATCAAGTTTTTAATGAAGTCATCTTGATCAAATTCTGTGCTTCTAACTGCAAGACCGCTTTGTTGAGCGATTGCAAATTTAGTTGTATCGAGAACGTAAGCCTTAGATGCAGTTACCAAAGAATGTGGTACAACTGGGATACCCATGATTCTTGCATTACCTTGAGCATCGATAGTGATACCACCAGGAACAGAGTAAGAACCACCACTTGGCAAAGTCTTCATAACGTTAGCCCAACCAGCGAATGTGGTAAGGATCAAGTTAGCTTGCCAGTTAGAAGAACCGAGTTGTGCAACATAATCTACAAATTTCTCAGCAGTGTTAGCACCACTTGAAGAACCAGCAGTAGCAGAGCTAGCGAGGTCATTCAAATAATAGGTATCTTCTGCTCTTTGAAAATCTTCGATCAAAGATTGTTGCAAGTAAGCATTCAAGAAAGGCAAATCATCAACCATTTGGCGAGATACCTTTACATAACCAGCGATGAATTGCAACACTTTGTTTACAACGGTTACATCGTAATCCAATTGTGCTTTAGCAGAACCTTCAGTTTGCTTGCCAAAAGAACCTTCACCAACTGGAGTGTTACCTCTTGGGAAAGATACTGAACCAGTTGAAACTGGGATGATGTTGAAGATAGAACGAAGGTGAGGATTAACGAAAGAACGAAGAGCTGGTGAGTTAATGTAAGATACATAAGGGTTACCAGTCAAAGATGAACTTTCAGTCATTACACCTACGGTTTTAAGGTCTAATTCGAAATTAAAACCTTTGCCGTTTGTTCTTACTGCTTCTTTGATGCTATCATAACCTTTAACGATAGCTTCACCGATTGCAGATTTGATTTCATTGATGTGATCAGCATATGATCCAGCAATTTTCTTCTCTTCTTTTGCAGAAAGTTTGCCGAAAGCAGCTTTTGCATCAAGAATTTCTTGTCTTGCTTCCATCAAAGTTTTGTTGTTCTTAGCAATTTCGTCATTGATTGACTCAACTTTGCTTTCGAACGCCTTAGCGGCTTTCTCAGTTGCAGCAGCAACTTCGGCCTTTTGTTCAGCGAGTTTAGCTTCCAAAGCTGACTCGAATTGTTTAAGATCGCTCATTTTGTTTAATTAAAATTTGTTAATAATATTTATTAATGAATCAACAGAAATAGTTTCTTCTTTTTGCTGCGCCGGTGTCTCATCGACTGCCTTTGTGCTACTCATTCTTTCTACCATTTCCGCTAATTGTTTTACTTTAAGCATACACAGATCAATAGTCTCATCAGTTACATCGCTATTGCGTATAAACTTCTCAAATGACTTTATTTGATCTTGCAATTGTTCTATTGTACCCATGTTCTTCATACCCAATAATGGAGTTGCTTCGTTTGCTCCCCATGCAGTTAGACTTGATCCTTCAAATAGCATTACCTCATGAATTTGATTACCTTCATTTGCTTTTTGTTCACGAAGTGTTTTAAATCCTATTGAATGCTCGGCAATTAGTCCACTTTCAATCATTTTAACATAATCAGCACCCAAAGCATGAGAACCAATCTTGCTCTCATAATAAAGGCCATAATTATCTTCTTTTAAGACTTGAATCTTTCCAAGTGGTTTACTTGGATCATGATTAA